CTGATGTACCAGTACCAACTTCGTTGATGATACCCTGACCATTGTCAGCAAGTCTTACTCTCTTACCATTAGATGTAAAGAAAGTACTTGATATAGTAGTACCAACTTCTGGTTCTGTTCTGAGAACATTATTAAACTCAATAACAAATGAGTTAGGTTCTCCGATAGTTGGCTTTAATCTTTTTTTTTTTTTTTTGATACCACACGAGCCAAGAATACCTTTATCCAGCGTATCAAGGTCTGCAGCTAGTTTAGATGCTCTAAGAGTAGAGTTGAACTTACCAAGATTAACATCACCAAATCTTACAATCTCGTCTCTAATTTTCTTTTCAAGAGATGATACTGTTTCAACAGTCTTATCTGGATCAAAACTAAATGTATATAGGAATTGTAGATAGATATAGTTTGGATCAATGATCTCTGTACTAATACCAATTACAGACTTATCTTTGAGATATGTTATTACATCATTCTTTGTAACATCGGTAAGCGTCTCACCAATCGAAGGACGGATAGCTAGGAACACTTTACCAAACTGTGGTGGGTTAGCGTCTTCGCCACCATAAGCTCTAATAGCTTTAAATGTTGGGAATTGTTGTTGAACAAGAAGTTTGTAATCGTTTGCTGTGACAGCTCTATCTTGAGTAGCATAGGATCTTGGTGCATTGAACTTAATACTCTCAACTGATTCCTCGAACGCGCCACCTGATGCAGCTGCTTCCGTTGTAACCACTACTTCTGTAGCACCTTCAATACCAGAAGTATATGTAAATACGTCTGCACCATTAGCATCAGATCCATTTGTAGCGCAATAATTTACAGTTACAATATTACCTGTCTTTAACTTGCGGCCAAATATACCATCACCAAATACTAAACGATATTGATTACCAGTATAACCTTCAAGATAATATACATTACTATCTTTTCCTACACCTAAGATATTTACTGCTCGTGTATATTTGGTTGTTGTGGTATCAGAAGTACTATTTTGAACAGTAATTTCCATATTACTAACATCTACATTATCATTAGGAATTACATAGATAGGCTCGTCTAACTCATCATGTGCTTCAAATGTATAATTAAGTAATTCGCCTTCAAAAATCTTAACACCTGTAGCTTCATACCCATCACCTTTAGGTAAAGCTGTAGCTGGACTAATAGTAGCAAAGGTATATGTTACACCATCACTTACAGCACTAAAAACAGTATTTTTTGGAATAGTTACTGAACTTGGTTGTACACCACTCACAGTAATATTCAATGTAACAGTACTACTTGCTGCTGAAGCACTTCTAGGAAGATAGTTTAGTTCTTTTGCACGGGATAGAACAGACTCTCTGAGCAGTGCTGTATCCAAGAACATTTCATTAGCGACCATATTGACATAATAGCCATTATAGTAAGTATTGTATGCAAGTACATCAATTAAGTTGGAAAGATTAGAGCCGTCAAAATCAAAGTCTTTAAACTCAGTTGTCGTTTTAAGAAAATCTTTGATTGATTTCTTAATATTATCGAAATCAAGTTCTGTAATCTTTAAGTTTGAAGTTGCCATTATCTTTGTCTCTCTAACAGCACGTTAAAATTTATTGGCTTCGAGGATCCCACAATACTAAACAATATGCCAACGTTAATTTTGTTATTATCCAGATTAGGTGATACTTCAACTTTAATTAACTTAGCTCTAGGCTCATGGTTGAGAATAGCTGTTTCAACAGCATTTTCAATTCTAGACATTGTTAATACATCAAAATTTTCAAATAAAAGTCCTAAAATATTACTACCTATAGTTGGCTGGAACGGTCTCTCAGACAGATTGGTAGAGATCAAGTTTTTAATTGATCTCTTTACAGCTTCTTCATTAGTGATCATCAACAAATCTTTCTTTTTCGGATGAACCGTCATATTTGTTGGAATATCACTAAATATCTTTTTTGTTACAATACTATCTGTAGCCATATTTCTATTTATATGTTAAAACCTAGTTAGGTGTTGATGTTGTACCTGCTGACGAACCACCAGTGATTGTATGTGTATGCGTTTTCAATGATACACCATCGCTAGTGATATCACCAGATGCTGCAACTGTACTTGGGAACGATGCAGTACCAGAAGCTGAGAACGAACCAGTCCCGCCAGCAAATGTAATGCCGCCTGATGCTGCGATGTTTCCTGTTACATTGTGATTCCCAGTTTGTGTGTATGTACCTGTATGTGCAAACGTACCTGTTTGAGTATAGTTACCATTCTGTGTAATATTACCCTTGACAGTAATGTTACCAGTCCATGTGGTCTCAGGAACAGTGATAGTAGCAGCTTTACTGATATCCATATTCAGGTTACCTTCTACTTTTCCTGTAACATTACCTTTAACAGTTTGCGTTACATTTCCTGTAACAGACTGCGTCACATTACCACCAACCGATGAATCAACATTACCACCAACTGTTTGGGTTACATTATTACCAACTGTTATTTGAGCATCATTTTCTACTTTAACGTAAGCGTTCTGTCCAATCTCTACAAGTGCATCTTTATCAATAAACACATTCAGATTACCAGTAATATGTGCCTTATCATCCCCTGTTGTAATTTGCCATCTGTTTTTATTAGATTGTACAACATCTCCATTTGGATGTATCTCTACAAATGTACCTGAATTAGCTCTTATTCTAATACGTCCAAAACTAGGAGTATCATCTATCTCTACAATATGACCTGATTCAGTTTCATATACTTTGTTGTGTGGATATACACTCGTATTAGAAGAAGCAGGTGGATCTATCTTAGAATCAATTACATTTGGAATTGTGTTGATACCACGTGACAACTTACTCGTATCTGGCTCATTAACTTCACGAGGAAAAACTCCAGTGGGATCATTAAAGCCTTCTTCTGGATTAGATAACTCTTGAGGAATACCATGCCAAGTTCCAAGCACCATTGGTAGCTGTGCATATTTACCATCAAGATAAAAACCAAGCACATAACTTCCTAACATCAGACCATGAGGTGAGTGACCAACACCACTAACACTTGCTGATGTTGTAGGCATCATTACTTGAGCCCATGGCAAATCTTCTGTAGGAACAATAACTTTGTCACTTGGATTATGACCAAGTACACGTACTCGTACTCGAGAAACTTGTTCTGGATCATTCAGATCCTCTACTACACCAAAGAACCAAACGAATCCATCGTATCCAAAATACTTTTCTTCAACTCCAACAGGCATTATTCATCTCTTCCAATGTCATTTTGTAAACCAGACTTTCTCATTTCAATATTTGTAACACCCGTTTCTGAATTGAAAGTATGCGTTACCTTAGTTACAAGATATTTACCAGACAAGTATTTGTCATTTTCTCCACCACGATCAGTACTGTTGTCTTTAGGTAGATCAAAGTTAACAGTTTGACCGGCTTGAAGTCTTGTTGTAATTGGTAAGGTCAATTGTAATACTGTATCACCCATTCGAACTCTTGACATCTGTCTATCCAAATAAAAAGCCTCATAACCTGGGACATACATATCAGCTGGATTATCAGATGTCGGTCTAGGTGAAGGTCTCAAATTTGTTACGAATGCATATTCAATAGAATCTGTTACGCCAGCAAGATCACTGAATGCCAAACTATTAATAGGTTTGTCTTGGGTCTGTACAGGAGGCGTTTCGTAATAGTCTTTTGTAACATGAGCTTTAGTTTTAATTAAAGGATCAAATAGTAATGCACTATTTTTAAATCCACCATTGTAAACCATATTAGCAGTATCGCTTCTACTCATTACAGAATAAGCCATGGCTGAAAAGACATTGTCGGCATTCGTATCACCAGGCTCTTGTACATTTAGTTGTTTGTATTTGATATTAAATTCTGGTTCTTTAGAATTCATGTAACCAACACTAACAAAGTGAAATCCATCTGGTGTTTCAAAAAACTTATATAAACTATCACTACTAGCCTTTCCTTGTGCTCTAAACGAACAATAGTTTATTGCATCCATCAAAGACATACCAGGAAAAAGAATAGATTGCCTTCTTTTAGTTGGTTCGTAATATAGATGCTTTTCTGAAAATACATCTTCACGAAGTATATCAGATACCATATCTTCTACAAGACCTGTCTTTCTAACGTCAATAGATTTCTGTACCAAGTAATAATATTCAGATGTACAAAAATTTATTTCATAATCGTGTTGTTTATCTTTTGGCTTATGAATATTTGATACACCTGTTACCCGAAACTCTAGCTCTCTTTTTGGAGCTCCAATATCAGAAGCTATACTATAGTTAATCTGAATCCATTCTTCACCAATAATTGGAAACGACTCAGGTAGATTGTTTGGCTCTGACATAACAATACGACCAAACATAATTGAATTGTTTATGTCTTCAATTAACTCTACTTCTCTGAACAGGTTTAGTATACTAATATCATTACGTTCAAATGAAATTAGTCTAATATCATTAATCCTAATATTACCTGTTGGTAGTGTACTATCCATTTAACAAATCTTCAAATTCAGCCTCAATCTGAGGTATCAAGTTATTAGCAAGAAGTTTAATGTTGCGTCGTTTTTCGTTAAGATCTAACTCAAAGTCATAACTACTTTGAGTCTTATCATATGCTTGACTAGCATCGACAACATAATCTTTTTTGTTTAAAGTTTTAAGGTAGTACTTGACATTAGCTTTCGCGGCGGCAACTGATCCATATTCTCTTTTAATATAAGATTCAAATTCTTCTGTGCGTAAAGGCATTTCCCATAGCGGATCAATATATTGATTAAATGAAGCAATCACCCAAGCATACTTAGGATCACCATAATACATATCTGCAATAGTATCTAATCTCTCACCCTCTCGAATGACATAGGGATAAAAGCTATCAGCATTGTTAAGTATTTTACTAAGATAATTAAATCTAACAACAACATTAGTAACAAGATCTGTTGTCTCAAAGTTGTTAGTAGAATAAAGCGCTTTCGGAAACTTACTAAAATAACTCATTAGAACCCTCCAAATGATTTAGCTTTATCGACAAGTGTATCAATAGACTGTTCGATACTGAATTCACCGGCGTCATTGGTATATTTACCAGCACTGCCAACAGAGTCTTTAAAATCTTGTCCAGCTGTTGAAGTAACATATGGCATGTTACCATAATCTTCAGAAGTCTGAATATTCACTTCACTAAAGTTGAATGTGATCGTTGTTTCAATAGGATGCAATTCTGGACCCTTTTTGAAGAATGCTTGAGTACCAGACGTACCATTAACTTGTACATCCATATTTGTGCATACACAACGTTTAAATTTAAAAATTTGATCTAGTGGGGTTTTACCTTCACCGTCACTAATTAAACTCGAACCTCTTTCACTAAAACTCAAAGCTACTTCATATGGATAGTCCAGATAACTTCTATCTGGTGTCATTCTAGGCAAAATGAATGCTCTAATTGAATCAAGCATATATACAAGTTTTTTTGCCTCGGTTTCAGACTTTGGAGCAACAGACACTTGAAAGCTAAACTGGCGTCTAGGTACACCTGAGAAGATAGTAGCTAGATGAGGATTAGGAATAAATCCTAATGCAAGACTAGCAGCTTTACCTGCATCAGCGTTGAGCAGTCCTCTATAGACTGCTGATGCCCCTAACTTTGCAATCTCTTGTGATACTTGTGTAGCAAAGTTGCCTACATCACTTGTATCAAAATTACTAGCATTACGAATCTGAGTTTCAGCTTGACCAACAAGACCAAGTTCAGTTTCTGTATAAGTAACGCCTTGACCAGTTCCTATAGCTTTAGGAAGAGGTAATATAAAGGTATCAGCTGGTTCAGCTATAATAGGTTTGAATACATCAGATCTATTGAACTTTACAAAGTCCATTCTAAAACAAAGTTCATCACTCGAATTGTCCAATAATTTAAAAACTTTTGCGTCGCCGTCTATTTTCATTCTTCTGTTTCTAATTTCTTCAGGAGAGGATGCTGGAGTGACATATCGAGGCGTCTTTTTTTCTTGTTTGTCTTGGTTATTAGCAGCATCTTTGGCAGCTTTAGTTGCAGCTTTATTACTTTTATGAGTCGCACCAGTCTGAGTTCTAGTAGGTCGACCTTCAGCATCTACTAAACCTTCTTCCTGCAGACGTTCTTTAATATTTGTTCTGCTGGTATTAAATTTGTGAATTTGTGTCGATGCAGATACAGTAGAGAGAGGAGCTTCTTTTGTTCCAACTTTTTTGCCCGTGGCCTTTTCAGACTTTAATTGATTGATCCGATTATTTGCTCTTTCTATATTCTTATTTTCAAATGCATTTGTTGCATTTAAGTCCTTTAAAGCAGCAGCTTCAGTCCTCTCGTTTATAGCAAGCGCCTCTTTGGTTTTAGGAAGCTCATCACCGCCAAAAAGATTTTTTGCAAAACCTGTAAGGGATTGATCCTCTTCTTGGGCTTTTTCCAGTCTCTCCGAGCTTGCTTTTATAACTTTCCTATAATCTTCAAGAGCTTGAGCCTTTCGAGCTTCAGCTTGTTCAATTATTCTTTGTTGTTGTTCTATCTGTCTATCGATTGCAGCCGTCATCTACTTGACCTATAAATAAGTTTATGAAATACCATCAAGGTTACTTCAAACCAAGGAAGCCCACTAAATACAAAGGGGATCCTACTAATGTTATTTATAGGTCTGGTTTGGAGCTTAGACTTATGAAATTCCTTGATGAGAACGATAATATCCTTAAATGGAGTAGCGAAGAGTTCTTTATCCCATATCGATCCCCTATCGATGGAAGAGTGCATAGATATTTTCCCGACTTCTGGGTTAGGAAAAAAGCACCGAACGGTGTTATAGAGGATGTATTGATAGAGGTTAAACCATCATCACAATGTAAGCCTCCAAGTATATCCAAGAAGAATACACCAAAGGGTAGAGTGAGTAGAAGATATCTCAATGAGGTTAAGACCTGGGGGATCAATTCTGCTAAATGGGAAGCAGCTGAAGCATTCTGTCGAAAGAAAGACTGGAAATTTGTTATTATGACTGAGAAGGATCTAACACCACATGGTTAGTTACGTATTTGATAAAATCTTGACAAGTGCTAATAGACCTGCTAAGGAGAATGAAGCACGTCAATGGTTTAGAGATAAGGCAGAGAACTTGAGACCCGGTCAAGTATCTCCTAGCCGACTGATGGGTGGTAATAAATCTGCGTTAATGACAAAGGTGTTGCCTGGTCGTATGTTTATGTTTACTTACAATCCTAAGTTAAAAGATAAGCTACCATACTATGATACATTTCCATTGACCATAGTAGTTGATATAACCAGTAATAGCTTTCTTGGTTTAAATTTACATTACCTTCCTCCAGGTCTGAGATCCAAAATGATGGATGCTTTGTGGGAAGTTACAACAAGCAAGGCCTCAATGGATGAAAAGACAAGAGTGGCTGCATCTTATGAAGTAATGAAAGGCATGTCAGGTCTGAAGCCATATAAAGCATGTATCAAAAGATATCTGTTTAGTAATGTAACATCACGTTTCTTGTTTATTGAGCCTGAGAAGTGGGACATTGCACTAATGCTTCCTACGCAGAGATTCCAGAAAGCAAGTATAAATACTGTATATGCAGACTCTAGAAGGAAAGCTCGATGAGTATCCGATCAAAGATTAATAAATTTAAAAAGGATGCCAACAGGTTTAAAGATGTCACCGGTGCGATTTCGCAAGGTAGAGATATCCGTGATATTTTGACTGGTAAAGGCGTTCAAGATGCAAATCTTGGTCGCGGTGGTGCTAACATTGAGCGTATGAAAGCAAACCTTGATAAGGGTATTGCTTCACCTTCAAGATTTCACGTATACATTACACCACCTCCAATGCTCGTAGGCAGTCAGAATACATCCTATCTGATGTTCAGAGCAGAAGCTACAGAGATTCCTGGTCAAACAATTAATACGTTCAATCATCAACCTATGGGATTTGGTACACCTAGACAAATGCCTGCGGGTTATACACTTCCCCCAAATTTAGGTGTTACGTTTTTGGGTTCCGCTGACTATCGAGAATGGAAGTTCTTTTCTACGTGGATGGATGGAATAGTAAAGAAACCAAAAGAGGATGCTGAGAATACTAATGGTGTTCATTTTCACAGATATCAATCAGACTACGTGTGTCAAATTGCTATTGCTGGATATAATGAACTTGGTGATGCTGTTTATGAATGTTTCTTTAATGATGCTTATCCGATTCAAGCTAACCCAATCAATCTAAGTTGGAACTCAACTTCTACAGCTGTAACATTCCCAATACAGTTTGCATATAGAAATTGGTATGATGCTGGAATCAGAGGTGATTATGAAACTAAGTTTCCAAATATTCTCAAAGGAATCGATTCACGTATAGGTGCAAAAGTAGCTGGTGCAATCGAATCTGGTCTCTCAGCATTTGGAAT